AGATAGTGAAGATAGACAACACTTTCCATATGACCCTTGGTTCTCACTTGTTGAGAAAGAAGGTATGTATTGAAGGTGATTCTGAATTTTACAGGCAGTCCATTGTTTCAATTATTGACCAAATGAGGTACCACACTGATGATCCAGGTCGTAGGTTTCTCGAGGATTTCGAAAAGGAACTTTGTTCCTTTGACGACCTTGAAGAGGAACCCTTTGCTCACAAGTCCTACTTTGTAGACAAACTTGAAAAGCTTTGTACCTGGATTGAAACCTCGTTTCCCAGATTTAGGTTTCGAAGAGTTCTTAGAGGAGCAATTTCTGGATTTGTTTGCTCTCTGATTTGGTCCTCACACGTTGTTCCAGCCACGTGTTACATGCTTGGACTTTCGACTTGGTTTGGTTCACATCAGTGGGCTGAGCCTATTGCTTTAGTAGCCTTAAGCCACCTTACATCGTGGTTTAGAGAAAGGTACTATAAGTGGAGAGAACTCATTCATAAATATTGGTGGATAGGACTCGCAGGCCTGGTTGGTCTGTGGCTCCTCTCTAGAAAATCCTCCAAAGAAGACAAGACCAATATTATCATAGAGGGCTCTATGCCTATCCAAGGTATGGAACACCATGATTTACCCGACGATGGACATCAACATGCTCACGTGCATCTTTGCACTCGGTGCAACATTGCATTTGTCCATAAGCACATGAAAATGGCTTATGAGAAGATGGCTCAGTTCTTTAACCTTTGCTTCAATTGCAGAGCAAAAGAACGGAGAGATCCGGATGCAGAAGTTCGCGTCTGTCAAGATGAGTATGAACCTGAAGAGGACGTCGAAGACTTGACTATTGAAGGCGGTTCTGGATATATGCGCAATGATCTGCGGAAACCCATCCGTAAGATGAAATTGAAAGTAGAATCCGGAGAAACTCTTTCTCAAGTCCTTGAAAAGAAGAGAGACGAGCAAATTTCCGAGACAAAAGGAATTTTGGAACAAATGTCTCTTAGCGGGAAAAATCCTAAGGAATGCCCAGTCTTGAAGACTCAAGGGTCTACCGATCCTGCGGCTTTAGAACTCGTAGAAATGATCCAGGAAAACTCTGGTGCAGTTCAATTTGGAATGCAGAGAGTACAATTTTTGGGGATCCGCGATTCTTATATGCTGTGCAACATCCACGTCTTTGATTCTAAGCAAACCTTAGGATCATTACCCGTGTCACTTTGGGCACGAGGAAAGAAGTACAACATTTCACTTAATCCCCACAAACATTTTAACAAGTGGGATGACCTGTTCGATGAAAATGGAGAAGCAGTAACTCGCGACTCTGTTATTATCGACCTCTCAGATTTCCCTGAAATTCCAAAATTTAGGGATATTCTGAAGCATTTCTGTCCAGTAGACCAACTCTTCAAGGCTGAAGGTTGTGACGCTGTGATGGCAGGAATTTTCATAAGAAACGAAAAGGTCCAGAATGCTTACATGCCTGTGGGACGACTTTCCATGGGCAGTGGAGGAGTACTCGGAGGTGGCGTGCGAAAGTACGGCACCTTCAAGTCTTGGGTCTATGCGTGTCCAACAAAATCAGGGCACTGTGGAAATACCATCGTAGTTCTTAATAAGAACATGACTGCCAAAATTGTTGGCTTCCACGAGGGTGGCACCTCAGATGAAAATAGTGGAATTGCCCAAGTTGTATGGCGAGAAGACATCGAATCTCGCACGCCAGTAAAAGAGTACAATGCGCCTTTGGTGGTGCAGTGGTATACTCCTTGTTCAGAGGAGGAGCTACGTATGATTCCCTGCTCTGATGCAGTGGAAGTGCTCGGGAAATCTAAAAACCGTCCCCTGGTGACACCCTTCAAATCGGACATTAAGCCTAGTCCGATTTTTGAAAAGATTTCTAGACATGTTACAGAACCTTCTGTTCTGAGACGTTCTGATCCTAGAATTGCGAATGAATCTTGTCCTTTGCAAAATGGACTAGACAAATTCAAACGTTCTGGAGGATGGCCTTTAGATGTCTATGAAATGGCTGTCGAAGATACAGTCCAAGAAGTTATAGAGAAGACTCAACACCTTCCAGGACCACAACGAGTTCTTACTCTTGACGAGGCGATTAATGGGATCCCAGGCTTCATTGACCCCATTCCTATGGATTCTTCACCGGGGTATCCATATGTACTCGACCGGACTCCTGGCACAGTCGGAAGAGAATATCTATTCGACGTCTACGGACAGGGAGATCAAGGACAAAACCGTTATTCAGCGAATACGCGGTTGATGGCTGGAATCGAAACGATTCTTTCCACGGCAAAGACAGAACGTTATTGTGCCAACAACGTATATGTCGATCAGCCGAAAGTCGAGAGAAGACCTCTCGCAAAGATCTGGAGTGCCAGCACCAGATTCTTTAACATCGCTTCTATAGACTGGTTACTGGTGAACAAAATGTACTTTGGTGCTTTTGCTTCAGCCTACATGAGAGCTGGCTTTTCTGTCGGCTGTGGTCTCGCCATGAACATTCATGGATCTGATCCTACTTCCTTGATTTCTATTCATAAGGAAGTTGGCGAGAACTACTTCGACGGAGATGTCAAAGCATGGGACGGAACCCTGGACTGTTTGTCCAAGAAAGGTTCCATACGTGTCATGACTGAATGGCTCAAATATTTCGATCCTAACGCAGATTGTGAAATACTCCATACCATCGGAGGTTCGCTCATGTGGCGAATTCACATCTTCGGAGAAACGGTTTACATGGTCAATGATGGAATGCCTTCGGGCAGTTTCCTCACAGCCATAGTGAACACGCTTTCATGGAGGATACGCATTAAGATGCTGTGGATCCTCCTGGCTCGAGTTTGGGCGCCCGAATTAGCGAACTGTCGGGCCTTTCACGAACACGTGAGAGCAACGAGCGTTGGAGACGACTTGTTCGGCTCCTGCTCAGACCAGGTGACCACTTGGTGGCACCCAGAACACTTGGCTGCTGAAGCAGCCAAGTATGGAATAACACTGGTTCCTCCTCAGAAGAGAGAAGGAAAGGTGTTTGAAAAGGGGTTTTTGCCCCTGTCGGAGATACAATTTGTGAAGTGTAATTTCCGTCCAGACCATCGCTATTCACACAAGTTTCATGCTTGCATGCAGCTCGACGACCCCATCGGAGAACTCCTTAATTGGATCCGAACAGGTCTACCCGAGCGCGAAATGCTGTATTCTAACATCGGAGATGCCCTAGAGTTTGCTTACCAACATGGTAGCAAAACTTTTCATCAAATTAGGGATCTCGTCAACGAAGCATTGAAACAATCGGGCCTTCCACCTATCCGGACTTCCTTTGAGGAGTTGGACCGGAAGTGGTTGACCGAAAATAATCTTATTACTTACGGAGACATTAAGATAGGGGATTAATCCCGCCGACCCATTTGGGTAGCTAACAGGGCGGCTCTATCTTAA